GTAGCCACACGTGCTAAAAAAACGCCTTGTGAGCGTGATCCCTTGCGTGAGTTACACTTTTTGCAGCAAGCGATTAAGTTCTCCAAGCTAACCGGGTCTCCTCCGCTTTTTATGCTCTGCACGTGATCCACTGTATCTGCATCCTGTCCGCAATATCCGCACGTATAGCCATCTCGAGCTAATACGATTAATCGGGCTTTCTTGTACTTACGAGTAAGCCTAGGGTCTTGTCTACCTTGGACCATTTAATAATGCCCTGTCCTTTTGTGAAAGTGCCAGGCTTTACAAGGAGTCGAGTGCCTATGCTTGATATAAGCCAAGCCTCTATCAATCTGTTTATATGGATCGTGCTCTTTAAGCTTGAGTAGCTGAGGTATCCCATAGGCTGTACTTCTAGGGTTGTCTGCTCGTGGATTCCACATACTCTCACGATTCCATAAGAGCTCAAGGCATCGATACTCTTTAGCATCTAATAGCTTTATATGTGCATAGAGTTTGTATGTATTAATATCTCTTGCAGTACTTAACGCCTTAGCTGTAGGCATATTGGTAAATAGCAATAGCCCGGCCAAAAGCACCGTACTACGCCTGCGAGCTATCCGCCTCAGCGGCTCGCCTGCGAGTATGGAGCGTACAGGCATAGTCAAATACATTACAAATATGTGCATAACTTGAGCGTATCCCCCGCGTGTCATCCACAAGATATTAACACCTGTGGATAACCTCTGTGGATAACTATTAGGCATTTTTACCCCATCCGGTGCCCTTAAAGCTGACACCTGGCACACTGTAAACCTGCCTCATTACAAGGCCACAGCACAAAGGCGCTACGTTTTCGCCTATTGGTTGAGATACGTCATAGCTTATATTGCAGCTAATACACTCATACTGATACATCGCCATTAGTAGGCTCCTCGACTAAACACACGCCTATAATCCCGCATTTAGTACACTGCAGGGTCTTAACGTATGGCGGCAGGTTATCGGTGATAATGCGCTCTATCTGATCCGTGACCTTTTTACACTTACGGCACTCGTACTTATAGTGAGTCATTTTTTACCCGCTTTACACAGCTCGCATAGCCAAGCTACAGACAGACCCTCTACGACTATGTGCGAGCCGGTGGCTAAAGGCTTAGGCTTTTCGCAGCTATCGCAGTAATCCCAATCTTTAATTAATTCTACGTATCCCATTAAAGTTTAACCGCCTTATCTATGTGTAAAAGCGCTACCTTTTTATCAATCTCCGGGCCTTTATCAAAGGTGTTAGAGGGTAGGCGCTTAGTGATCCAAGTAACCGTAATTTTGCGTAAGTTGAAGGCGTAGATGCCCTTAGGTGTTGAGTTGATATAAAAGGGAGTAAAGCCTAAATCCTGAGCTCTATCCATAAGAGACTCGTATTTATCCTTTTCCAGTATCAACTCATCGTAGTGAGTAGTACGGCATTTAAGTTCTATCGTAAGCCTATAGCCGTTACTCGTTGCATCTATGTACTCGTAGGTATGCTCTGACTTTTGCAGGTCCTCGAGGTACGTGCTCTTTATATAGTCAAAGAGTGACTGCTCGGTTAGAGTTGAGGTTTCCATTTACCGTCACTCGCAAGCACGTGCCATACAGGGTCACACTGCGTAGCTTTACTCTTTTCCGTGCATCGATACGCGGCCCAGGCTTTCCCGGTCTTAGCGCTCGTACCCTCAGCCCATACCATCGTGCCGTGAGCGCATCGAGGAGGTGCAGCCGGTAGCTCACCGCCTAGGCCCTGTTGAATCTCAGCTATAGCCGTAGCCATCGTAGGGATACCCTCGGTAGAAGCCTTAGTAGCCCAAGGATCATTAACGTATGCCGCCTCTACCTTTTGCATATCTTGAGCGGTAGGTCGAGCGTGTTCACTTGGAGTAAGCAGGCCGATAACTCTACCGTAGGCGGACGTAATGCAGTCCTCGATAAACCACTTTTTCATATTTTGCGGAAGTGTCGCTACGTTGCCAAAAGCGTAATCGACGGCGCTAGGCACCGCATCCTCATACTCACGGTAGGCCTCAGCTTTAACTAGGATCGTACCCTTTTCTAAATCTATATCCTCGATAAAAGCGATTAAGCGCCCGGATGGAAACTCAGCTCTAAAGCGTTTAATGCGGCTATTTACATCCTCGTAGTTATCCATAAATCCCATTATCGGACCAGGCCTTTATCTTTGAGTGCCTGGGCTATTGCCCTGCCTCTAAGGTAACCCTCGCTATGGCCTTCTCTGTAACCCAGTTCATAAGAGAATCTAATAAACGCTGCCATTATGCCGGTTACTGCCAAGATGATTAAAATATCTGCACTGTTCATATATCGCCCTTTGTTAAGGCCGATGAGGCTACTATCCGAGTAGCCCTCTCGGCGTTTGTAGCTTTAGTATGAAGGCTCTATCTGACATATGACAAGTATTTACGTAGGCGTGTCGGGTTTTAGATAATCCTTAGGCTTAGATTTAAGCCCATTACCGGCCAGTACGCCGCCTAAAGCTCCAGTTAAGAATATAGCTAGAGTCTGTAGCAGCTGTATAAAGTCTCGATCGTTAGGCGCTTGAGCCCCTACAGGCTGAGTAACAAAAACAAGCGCATAAACCGCACCGCCTGTAATGACAAAAAAGGTAAAGGCTAGTACCGCTCCGATAAGAAAGATTAACCTTGCGTGAATATCCTCAGGCGTTAGCCTTTTCTTTTCTCTACTCACTTGGCTTAATAAGGTCCTTAGTGCAGGTTCCCGTAACTTCGCACTGCGGTGCAACGCACTCAGGCTTTTCCCAGTTCTCGAACTCTTGGCACTCATACCTTACCCATCCATCGTAACCGCACCCCGATAGGAGCAGAATCCCCAAGATTGCCCCTATCAGGGCCCGGATCATTTAGAGCCTAAACCGTACTGCTTCTCGCTTGGCTGCAAAGCTTTAAGTAGTGGACCTACTAAGCCTGCGATAAACGCATTAGCTAGTACTTTAGGATCTGTAATACCGGACATATAAAGCGCCGCTGCACTAGCCAAAGCTGCACGTGCGTATGATTTACCGGCTGCGAGTAATTGTTCTTTCATTGGTCTACCTTTCGCGCCCTTAAAGTGTATCTAACTATAACCCTAAACTCTCGATTAAGGCTTTAGCCTTGGCCGCTGAAACTTCTACTTCCCAGTGCATCTCGTCGGCTCGGCTCTTGAAGTCCCCGCCCCACTTAAGGCCGTATTTCTTAGACAAGGCCCGGATCATAGGTACCTTTTCAGCTGGAAAAGTGCCGCGTTTACCCAGTGGGTGTTTAGTCGCGTTGAGATCGATAGCTGTACCGGATGAGTGGCAGCTCAATTTATCTGTAGTGCCTCGCACCATACGGAAAGCGTAAGCCCAATCGTCAAAGGTGCCCTCGTCTATTGGCTCGATAAGCTCGTGGAACTCAGCCGCAAAGGCCGCCAAGAGTGGGCCCACACTCTCAGCGCACCTAAGTTTACGGTCTGTACCTTTTACCGGGTAAGCCTTAATTTTAATCTCTGCCGGATCCTGAGAAGCCGGGTAGCCGTTATAACTTTTTAGCATTATGAAAGCAGTAAAGCCGCTTCGTCGGCTGTAATGCCTAGCTTTTCCAATAGGGCAGCTTTAGCTATTGCTTTTGCACTTTCAGCTGCTTCTCGATCTTGCTCTGCCTGGGTGGCTTCGGCTGCAGCTGCTTCCATTTCTGCTACCTCGGCATCGGTCAATTCGATAATTGACTCCACGCCTGTAGCGCAGTTGATTTCGATTCGTGTTGGATTAGGCATTTTTGACTCCATATAGGTAGGCGGATGAGTGTTGAACGAATGAGCCGTTACGCGGCGTGAAGTTAACTGCGGTAATTGCTGCGGTGTTAGACCATAAGCCAGCAACCAAATCAGCAACTGCGGTAGTTCCGTTATTTTCGGTTACTGCATCGACTGAAAAGGATTTGTTTGTGCTTCCTGCGTAGTTTGGAATATAAACTTCATAATTACCAAAGGTTGATGCTGTGGCAGTTCCGTCTGTTATGTCACCAGCGTATTGTGTCGTGTTGTTATATGAGGCGGCACTTGAGCCGTTACCTTGTAGCAAGCGGTAAGAATAGCCAGTAGTCGATGAATTAAACTTGATATAAACCCATTCATAGATTGAGCCTGTCGATGATGTACGACCTGACAACTTTAAGCAAAGGTCTGTGTAGGTTGCAGGAATACTTGTAAACTCGATAGAAGCAGCCCCGCCTGACCCGACTGTAGAAGAAGCGATTAACTCAAATGTATTTGGCATTATGCGCTCGCAATTCCGTATAGGGTAAAGGTAGTACCAGTTGTAAAGTTACGACTAGGGCAGAATAGATAAATGCTGTTGATTGCAGAAGTGTTGCGCCATAGATTGACGTAGGCATCTGTACCGCTATCGGCTCGGTTTGCTCTTCCTATGAAGGTTTTGTTTGTAGTTGTGTTGGAATAGTTCATAAAATTTGTAATCGAGATGGCTCTTTGAGTTGTAGAAAATGAACCATAGAAGTCTAAAATGCCAGCAGTGTCACTTGTATATCTGAACGAACCTGCTGTGCTACCTGTTCCCCATAGATTGGTTGCGGAGTAGTTAGAACCACCATCGCTGTTGAGTTGGACTCTTAAATCTTGGGCTGTGCCGCTGTCTAGTAATCCATTGACGATTAAAACAAGGTCTGTGTAAGTGCTAGGGATACTGCTAAAGGTAACGCTTGCTGTTGCGCTTCCAAGCGTGTTAGTGGCTATTGGCGTGTAAGTAGAACCTGCGGGCATTTATCTATCCTTTGATTCCGTAAAGGGCGAGTTGTGAATACTCAACAAATGAGGACAATTTGATTGTTAAAGTGGATACGGCTGCGGTGTTTTCCCAAAGGTTAGAAATAAAATTAACTTCACCTGATCCGTTGCCATCCCACCCGCTAAGTGTGCGTACTGTGGTGTATTTGTTCGTATTGGTATAGTCCAAGACATCTATAACGATTGAACCCCAATGTGGGTATGATGTAAAAATGCGGTTAAGACTTGCGTTTGCTTCTGCTGCTGCCGCCGAACCATCTCCGTAAAGTCTGTGGTAAGTGTAGTTCGCGGCGGTACTATCGGAATTAAGTTCAATCGTTGCAAAAGCACCGCTCGCAGAATGTTTATGTATGCCGCGCACTTGTAAATGCTTGTATGTGCTAGGGATTGAAGTAAATGAGATAGAACTAGAACCACCAGACCCGACTGTTGTCGTAGCAATAGACTCATAAGAGTTGGTTACACGCGGGTAGTTGCCGGACGCAACGATTCCCAGGATCAGTGGCATCAGCTCACATCGCCCACGACTGTGAATGTATTGCTAGCTGTGCAGATAATTGTGCAGGCAGAGTAACGGGCACGCAGGGTTGGCGCTGATGCAGTTGCACCTGTCGATGTAATCGTGACTCCAGCGCCTTGCGCCAAGCTAGTTAAGCCGACACCGATTGATTGAAGATTGATGATGTTACCCGCTGCAAATACTGATGGCGGCACTGTAACTGTCACAGCTGATGCATTTGATGTGGTGACTAGCTTGCCCAAGTCTGCGGCTACCAGCGTGTAGGTAGTTCCAGTCTGTGCGTTAAATGAAAGTGTGGTGTCATCCTGTTCCGTCCAGGTAAAATCCATATCGGTATTAGAAGTTTTACTAAGTACCTGCCCTGTAGTACCACCTTTAAGATCGACCAGTGAAGCATCAATAGAATCACCGAGGGCCTCGATAGCTGTAGCTCCATCTTTTACGAGGTCGGTCGAGGTAGGTACGGGCCAGTTAAAGTTAGGGGTTACTGTTGCCATTAGGTTAAACCTCCGAAAGCATTTTGCCATATAAGAGTAGCATTTACGCCGGTCCAAACCAAGGATGGCGGCGTAACTGTTGCCCACTGTGGCGCGACCAGTGAGAAATCTGTAGGGCTGAGAGTAAGGGTTAGGTCTACATAACCCGGGGTAGCTCTAATAGCGTACCCCTCGACAAAGCCGTTAAACGATCCATTAAACATATTTAAAGGTAAGTCATTAATAACTATCGGCTCGCCAAAAAAGGCGTTTATAAGCTTATTTCGCTCAGCATCGGGTAGCTCTGAGTTATCGAGTCTAAAGGTAATGCTCTGTAGCTGCTCTCGAGGGATGGCTCTAAGCCCTAACTCTCGATCCATTAAGTCATTTACGTCCGCTAAGTTATGTAGGTTAGTCGTTACGCTTAGCTGATAGCGACCATAGTTAGCAATAGAGTCAGCATCGAGGGCCGTAGCTTGGCTATTGTAATTATTGCCATAGTTAAATACCAGGGAGTTACGGATTTTGCCTATTTGTAGGATGGTTTTAACCGTAGAGGGGACCGCGTAATTAGCCGAAAGAGTCGTATAGCCATTGGTAGATAGGTACTGTGTACGATGATCCGTATCGGCGTAACACACTCGACCGGCCTTATCCTCGTAAATCTGCCCTTGTGCGCTTTGTGCTATCTGAGCGCAGAGGTTATAGCTAACGGTCGGATCAGCTCCTCGAGATATCATCTCGTAAAGTCCAGGTTGATCTATCTCGCCTAATCCCACGTTTTCAGCATTGGCCCAGGTAGTCGTAGGGTCATAGTCATACCACTGTAGGGCAGGGGCTACCTCAAACCACGAGTTAATAAGCAGCTCGTTAAGCACGTCGTAAATCTGATTTCCGTCGTAATCTTTCGACAAGGCATCGGGAAAAAGAGCTTTAGTGAGTTTAGATAGAGCTCCTACGGCCAATATATTACCGATTGTTATAAACCCGATTTCCTCCGGAGAGCGCACCGAGATACCAAAATCCGATACCGCTCCTCCAAAAACCGGTACATACGTGCCGGAGCTATTCTTAAGCTCGAGGGTTAAGGCATCGGTTACGTCAATATCAAAAGGCGTATTATCGAGGTTAATAATCTCCATACGAGCGTAGCCGGCGTTGCACTGTAAATCTATATCATCTCGACCGGTGGCCATATTTACCGCTAGTACGTTATCGTAAACTGTAGTGCCTACCGTAATCCTCCACTCCGGTAACCAACTACTCATAGTATCTACCTGAGCCTCGGTTTACCGACGTGCCTCTATACGTAGATTGATTTAGTACATCCTCGACGGCTCTAGCTATAGCCTCAGGATCACCGATACCGGCGTTAATAGTTACGCTCGCCGGAGGTGTCATATATTTATACATAGGATCATAGGTAAAATTACTTGGAGTCGGCGTAAGTTTAGGAGCCTCGGTAATAGACGGAGCAAAAGGCCCCATAGTGGTAGACGGAGGGGCAGTAAGGTAAGGCGTAAAGTTAGGAACCGGAGTACCAAGGACGTTACCGCCGTAATCTCGTCCGCTAGCTACGCTGTTTAGGGCGTTTGTATACTCTTTGAGAGAGGCAAGGCGCTTAGCATCGGCCTCAGCTTGAGCCTTAGCTACTCGATCAATCATAGATAGCTCGGCCGACTCCAGTAATAAAGCTGAGGTAACCCCTGCGTTATAGGTATTACTAATTGCGGCGAGCTTGGCTATCTCGGTAAGTTGAATCTGTACGCGCTCGTTATATGATTCCTTGGCCGCCAAGGTACCGGCTGCAGTTATGGCCGCGTTATATTTCTTAAACGCCTCCTCACGCGCTAGTTCCTTATCGCCCTCGGCTAACTTGCTACGGTTAATGACTTGTAGCTCGGTAATAAGCTGAGTATTTAGGGAGTCGAGAGTAGCGTTACTAATTGTCTCTACGCCGGCTAGGCGCTGTAAATCGGCGCTTTTCTGAAAGTTAGCCAGCTGAGTTATTTTCTTGAGAGCTTCATCGCCTTTATCTTCCTCGATGAGCATAAGAGCCTCAAGGCGTAGTTTAGTCTCTTTGTCATAGGTAGCTTGTAGGGCTGCAGCTAGCGAGATACGAGTACTGTCAAAAGCGGCAGCCGCCTTAGATAGTGAAATCTTAGTCTTTTCTGCTTTAGCGGCCTTAGCTCTTTCAGCTGCTAATCGCTTTTGGTTTGCTAGCTCTTTTGCCGTAGCGGCTGCTCTTTGTTTATTTAACCTGGCCTCTGCTACTGAGTCTTGGCCACCCTCAAAGAATCGACGAGCTCTAGGTCTAGGTCTACCTGTAAATATACTTGGATCGCCCTCGACGATTAAATCTACAAAAGGATCCGTAGCTTTAATAAATCTTTCTAATATGCCTGCTCCATAATCAAAAACGTTAAATACGCCTTTACCCCAAGAGCTAAACTCTTTTAATGCATCTCGAGTATTTTCGGCTAGTCTCTGCATATCGTCGGATAAATCCTCTACTGAGGTATTACCCGATAAAATCATAAGTGAGTCGATAAGGCCGCCGCCTATAATCTCCTGAGCATTATCGGCAGCTTCACCTAATACGCGCATTTGACCGCTATAAGTGCTTAATTCTGCCTCAGCTGAGCCCTCAAAAGTTTTAGTTAAGAGGGCTACGGCATCCTCAAACTTTAGGGTTTTAAGCTCGGACTGAGTAAGGCCTAGGTTATATTTTCTTAAGCCTCGAGTATTACCTACGTATGCCGCTGCGAGATCCTGATTTACGGTAAGTAAATCCTGGCCCGATCCTGCAGCTATTCCTAAAGATAGGTTTAGTAACTCTGTAGATTTAGCGGCTGAGGCTGTAACGCCGATTAACTTTTGGAAAGCCTCACGTAGTACCTCGCCTTGATACCCATACTTTTTAGAAATATCATCTAGGTTACGCTCAATCTGAGGTACCTCAAAAGCAAGCCCTAGGTTTTTTACTACTTGTGTAAGGCGAGCCGCGGACTTCTCATTTTCTGCAAAAGCTTTAACAGCATTTTTGCCGTAATTGGCTAAAGCGGCAGCGCCGAAAGTAATTCCGAAAGCTCGGCCTAAGCTCTTTACGCTTTTCTCAAACCCGGAGATTTGTTTTTGCCCTTTACCCAGGGCTTTACCGTCAAAAGTAGTTACGGCGCTTACGACTAAGCTAGGGATATTTAGCGCCATTATGCGGCCTTTGTGTAACGGCCTTGGTTAAAGGCGTTTACTGTTTTCTCAATAGCCCGTATTACGGCAGCTTGAGCTTTACCCTGATCCTCAGCCCAGGCTCTAAAAATCATACGGCCGCGCTCCTCGCGCTTATCGCCATAGAGAGGACCCATACGGTTAATGAAATGAGCACCGGCTCCTGGGTTATTGGACTTACTGCTAGCGGACCCGCCCGGATTAGCTCGCCCGGCAGTCTCGTAGATAGCACCGGCAGCTGATTTATTAGCTACGTAGTACAGAGCTCGCCATCCATTTTTATTACGTGTGCCTGCAGGCTGAGAGTAGTAGATACCCTTTTTGACCGTCTCATAGTCATAAAGCGGAAAAAGGCGTAGGCGGCCCTCGGTATTAAAGGTTCTAAAGGCTGAGTTTTTAGCGGTGATAGTTTTACCTACCGTGTTTTCGTTCCAGCCGTAAAGGTTATCGGGCTGAGGTGATGGAGCATAGCCTCGAGCCTTATCCCTAATGGGAATCATTACGGCCTTAATCTCTTTGTTCATCTCTTTAAGTAATTCAGGATCTACTTTACGGATAGCTTTAAGAGTCTCTTTAACGCCTTTTACGTCTATTGGCATCTCTCTCAGCCTCCTTATTTTGATCGTTTAATACTTGGATTAGCATCTTGTACATTTCTGCATCGAGATCGAGGACCGACTCAGGCGAGATCCCTAACCGTATCGATAGTTGGGCTATCTGATAGGTAAGGGAATCCCGCCCTAGCCTAAAGGTTCATCGTCTAGGACCTCGACCTTTACTAACGTATCTAAAAACTCAGCTCCGAAAGGTTTAACGACTTCTCCACTCGTGCGTAGGCACTCGTGCGCTAACCAGTAAACATCGCTTTGCTTTTCGTCATCTCTAAAGGCTTTGTGAAAACCTTTTTTTGCGTAGAGCTCAAAGGCGTACTCGATCCGTGGAGTTATCTGATGCTCAGTAACTTCCCCGCCAGCCCTTGTTATTTTGAGTCGTGCCATTTGTTGCCCCTTTGTTAGTTGGTTATGGTGTTGTGTCTACTACGATTTTTGAGTTACAGGTAAACGTGATCGATTGGGTACTAATGTCCCCGACGGCCCCGTTAATGTCGGTGGTGTTGTTCACCAAAATTGTAGTCTGATATTCCGGATTTGCAGCCGAGACAGTTGCGCTTGTCTGCTTAAGTGTTAGCGGCACTGTAGTACCCCAGGCACCCTGCAAAGTCTGTAGGACTTCGCTAGCTGCAGTATCGTTTAGAAAATCAAGAGTTACCGTAGAAGTTTCTAGGCCCTTGGTATAACGTCTCGAATCGTCACCCATCGCAGTGACTTCCAATTCTTCGAACACACGATTTATCGTGGCACTTGTTACGTGATCGGAAAGGTCTACCGAGTTAAGGGTTACGACCACTCCATTTGATAAGAATATAGCCATTAGCCTATTCCTCGCTTTCGGTTGTAGTTGGTGTTGGTGTTGGTTTTTCTTTTGCTACTTTGATAGGTGCAGGCTCATCTGTGATCTGCCCAATCTTTCGCAAAAACTTTAGGTCATCCTCTGTATATGCCATTTGTTAGCTCCAGCTCGTGAGAATTGAGATATTAAAATCAGCCGTAAGCAGGTCCCCACTTTGTACGCTAAGTACTGTAGGAGCCGACATACTGCCAATATTCATTACGATATTTGAGGCGGCTAGCTTATTAAATACCGCTACAGCTGTGGTCTCGATACCGTTGAGGTTGCCCTGATTATCCAGCATCGGCACCGTCATAATAATTTTTAGGTTTGCTAAAGGTGAGATAGCGTTATAACTATTATTATTAGGGGTAATGTAATTATCCGCCGGAGCCACTATTACGCTATTAGCTGTAATAGTTGGAGGCGGAAAGCTGTATGTATTCCATACGTTCGGATTAGCTAAAGCTGTAGCTACAGAGGCTCGGAGTGTAGTAATCGGTGCCGGCATTATCCGACCATACTATTCGGATTTTGATACCCGCTTATGAGTCCCCTGATTTTTCCGATCATTGAGTTACCCATACGATAAGGCGAGGGACTGAAACCATCAATCGTTACGCCGCCGGTTTGGCTAACCTGCCGGGCTTGGAAAATATCTACTGCAAGAATCATCGCGGCCTCACGGATAGCCGGGGTAGTAGCGTAAGAATTTGTTTTTGTATCTGCTCCTACGGCTGAGCCATAAGGTAGTACACGTTGGAAATTGACGTCTGCCGCTGTCTTTGTAAATTGGATAAAGCTATAGCCGGCTGGCCAGTTCCAGGTATAAGGATTCCATATAAGGCTAGGGATTTGAGTTACGGTACCGGTGCTCCAGGGAATAGTGCCGGTGATTGTGTAGGTGCCGTTAAAGGTTGAGCCGCATCCACTCAAGGTTACGCTCTGTCCAGTAGTAAAGGCCATAGGGTTAGCGATCATCGCGGTAGCTACGTTATTTTGTAGCGTTACACCTACTACCGGAGCTGAGGCAAACCATAAAAACTGATTTAGGAGATCCTGCGCTGTTTGGCAACACGTCTCGACTATATCGCTTGAGTACAGGTTCTCAATTCCGAGGTTAGCTCTTAACTCAGCCTCGGTGACGTAAGTCGCTGGCATCTCTGTACTCCTATCTTAAAAAGGGCCGGTAGGGCTCAAAGGGCTAAGAGCCCTACCGACTATTCGTTTTGTTACTTAGATTTTCGCGTACTTGATAATACCGTAAGGCATTTTCGCGATAGTTGCCATAAATCCGTAAATCGCAACCTGTACTTGTAGGTTTGATACTACGTTTACTGACATATAAGCCTGAGGTCCACGGTATACGGTGAAAGCCTCAGGAGCCAAAATAATGGCTGAGTTATCATCTACTGCAGTCTGTGTGAAGTTACGGTCTACGTAGAGATCGAGTCCGAGTACGTTGCCGCGGATAGAGCCTGGGCCTACCTGTCCGGCTGCGTTCATTGGCTGAATAGCGTTATAAATTGGGCGCTTTGTTGTATCTGTTGCGCTCATTAGTAGTTGCCACTGCGCACCGTTACCGATGTAATTCTGCGCGAAGTAACCGGTGTTTTCATAGATGAGCTTTGCAGCTTGTGAGCTGTAAGCGATAACTCCGTCGCTATCAGCTGTAGTAGCTGAGGCGTTAGTACCTGCAGCTAGTAGAGCGTTAAGGACTGCAGTATCGATAGTAGTTAAATACGCATTTTGGAGCTGATTTGTAAGCTCCGCATAGAAGTTGGGATCTGACCGCTCAAGGAGTTCTACTGAAATCGTATTCATACCGGCATATTTGCTTACTGTACCGGTTAGATATTCAGTGACCATACCTGTATTAGATACGTTACCTGCTTCGGCCTCGACTGTAACGGTAGGTGCTACACCTGAACCGCCACCAGCTGAGGTAACGAGTGAGGGGACATTTATGGTCATACCCTGGCTCGGCAAGGTCCCCTGGGAACAGGCATCAATCGCCGGCGTTCCAAAACGAGTATTAGTTACAAACTCTGATAGGTATTGAGTTGGGTTAAACGCAGGGTTTGTAGAGAAAGAATCATCGGCTGCAGTTACGTAGAGACGTGATTCATCGCTACCTAGTGCAGCTTTAATCTTGTGCTCTGTATATGTAGCCATAGAGACGATAGGAGTACGGACTCGCTGAGAGTCTAGTACTGATGGACGGATGATTTTACGAGCTGCCTCGACTTTTTCAGCCTCGGCCGGTGCATCTACCGGGGTTTCCTCCGGTGTATTTTCTGGGGCTGTAGTCACAGCTTCCTCGCTTTCGGTTTCTGTTTCTTTTTCAATCTCTACGATCGTCGTAGAAATAGTAGTAGTTTTTTCTTTTGTACTTGTAGCAGCTTCAAGAGCTACACGTGCGGCCATAATTTCATCGACGGATGCGCTAGAAAATGCGGCGCTCTCGACGAGCGACACTTCTTTGAGGACCGCTTCCGTGACGAGCAGGTAATCGCCCATAGGCTTCGAGGCAGTTACATCTACCCCAACGGATAAGCCCGAGACGAGATTTTCCTGCGCTAATACGAGTGCATCTTGTCCTCGAGTGCTACTCGAAAGCTTAAACGATCCATAAACGCCGGCGGTAGAGTCACTAAACGAAATTGCTCGGCCTACCGGCTTATCCTGTTGATGCTGCGACAAAAGCTTAATAGCACCGGCATCCGGGATAGCAATCGAGCCGCGCTCGAACATTACCGGGCCTGCACTTGTATGCCCGATTTCTCCATAAGGTGCAACAAGGCCCGACACAATACGGCGCTCTGTATCGGCGGCTTGGATTTCCTGACTAAACGTTAGTAGCACTTGTATCCCCTAGCGGTGTTAGTTGTTCCATTTGTCGAGCTTGATCTACGTCAATTAAATCTAGGTTTAGCATCTTTTCGATAATATCTAAACGGTCTTTTGCATCGACACGTAAAAACGTATCGTCTACTGCAAAACGCACCTGATTAGAGCTATTGGTTATGTCGTTCATTGAAAGGCGATCCTCGATAGCTGAGATATAAGGCTGTAGTGAATAAGCTACAAACTCTTTACGGCCATCTAAAATATTTTGGTACGTCATCGAGTTATTCATATCCGCGCTAATTAGGTAGCTTGGCACGTTCATCGCGCGGCTGATTTCGGTAGCCAGGTATTGGCTAAAATCTACGTAGCCCATTTCTTTAGGAGAAAAGCCGATATTTTCCGCGCTGAGAGTGGACGTTAAATATGCCGTACTGCGGTTTCTGCGAGCCGAGTTCCAACCCGCTAATATTCCTTGGATTTGTGATTCAGGAAGATCAGCGCCATTATTTTTTAATATCGTGGTTGCCATCGGCGTAGCTGCAGATACGGCGGCCGCTTTTTGTACGTCCCAGGCAGCTCTAATAGTTGTACTTGCAGACTGTAATACTCCAGGTAGTAGAGATTGAAAAGTTACAAGAGATCCGATACCGGACATAGGTACAAGCTGACCATCTACAAAATAATCTTGTACTTCGGTGCCGTATTTGTTAGTAGTGTAAGTAACGCGATTATTAGCTACCCACTCAAAGCCGGAAGGTCGTCCGTCATCAGCATACAAAGAGGTAACCCTCCAGTACGCAACCGCATAAAACATAAGGCTATCTACGGTCGCGCTTATAGTTACGCTACGAGGTTGGCGCTGATCCGGCTGCTCTAACCAAACCGGTGTACCTAATTTCTCGCCGGTTGATTTTTTATATAATGCTAAATCGATACTTGAAATGACTCCGGCTACTAAGTTACGGCATCGAGCTACGCTACTAACTTGCAGTGCAAAATTACGATCGATACCAATACCGTTATATCCAAAAGAGCTATTAGTATTAAACGATCCGTAACCGTATGTAGTATCCATAACGGCCGGGGCATACTGAGCCTCTACGGTCTGCTTTTCAGCTGACTTAAAACCTAGAGTTTGTAATAGTCCCATAGTCTCCATTTTCCCATATTGTCAAGCATAATTACGGTTATGCGTAGCGTGTCTAACTGTATACTTTAGCCTCACCTAAAGGCTGCGTAAGTACGTGGACCACAAAACTAAGGCCAATAGCAATATCAACCGGCCCCGCTGATTTGCGCCGGATGATTCTCCAGCTCGCATCCGATTCCTTAGCGGCACAATTAGCCATAGAGGTAACGAGCTCATCTTGCCCCGAGTGCACGAGTCTCTTATTAGCAAGCGCTTCGTATAGATCCCCGGAAGCCTGATAACCCTTCTGCCCCGATATATCCATAATCTGTATACCGTTTACCTCGAGGCGTTTAGCTATTGAGGCAGTGGTGTACTTGTCATAAGCCACGGCTCTCGGGTAGTAAATCTTGGCCCATTTAGCTATAGCGTTAGCTACAAAGAGCTCGTCGATAGATACGTCGGAGTGAAATACCTCAAGTACCGCTACGCCTATACGACCATCGGCGAGTACTTGGCCCATTACGAGCGACCCATCTCTACGGCTCGGTGCCACGTCAAAAGCAAAAATAGTAAGAGGCCCAGGTGCAAGCTTGAGATCCTTATCGCCTGATTCCTCGACGGACATATGAGGCCAGGGTGAGGCCGTACTACTAATCCATTGGCAGAGCATCTCGGTTTTTGTGGTTTCGATTGGTTGAGTACTCACGGCCTCGGCTAATACGTCCTCATCGAAAAGGTAGCCAAGGGCCGGATTTGCAAAAGCCCAGGCGCTACGGTCGGTTATCTTGGCAAAAGCCGGAGCAGAGTACTCGTAAAAGCCAAACGTTTCCGGAGGATTAGATAGAGCTCTCTCGCGCAGGTCATTAAGTACCGTACTAAACGCATCACCCGCATTACTTGTATAGAGCGCTTGGCTGTTCAATTTTGCACGAGTAGTAGGCGTAGCAGCCCGGTACCCTTCTTCGCTTATCTCGCGGAGCTCATCGATATATAAAAATGAGGCGGACCTACCACGCGATCCATCTCTAGTAGCTGCGACTACATCGAGCCGGTGTCCATTTTTTAGCTCTATGGATTCGGTGCCGTTGGCATACCTGATCTGCTTAACCTGCCGGCTTAGATCAGCTGAGCCCTCGATAGCGTAGGCCACCTGCCTAAAGGTGTCTAAAGCCATCGATCTATTAGAGCTCATAATAAGTACGTTAGGGCTATCAAATAAAAACATATGCCCTAACATCATCATACGAGCGAGGTGGGTTTTGCCCTGTTGGCGTGACGTGAGCAATAAATTACTACGCCGTTTAAACATATTATTTTCATCTACGGCCGTCATATCCGAAATACAAAAGCGTTGCCAGGGTAAAAGCGGGTGCCCGATACTTTCGGCGAGCTGAGCGATTTCCTCGCCACGATTAGGACCCGCGAGGTAAGGGCTATGTAGCCGAGGCTCAGTAGCCCCATAGCGAGGCGTTTTAGTTTCCGGCATATATTTCCTAATCCTGTTCGGTTTGGCCCACACACGGACCGCTAGGGACCGTACCGGTGGTCATCGGGGAGATATAGGTCGG